TCAGGCGCGCTTGGCATCCGCATCGGCATCATGAACGATCTTCGGGCGTGGCCGGAGCATCCCGGCCACGGCATCGACCCCGGCGCGCAGGGGCGAGTCCATCAGATGCGCATAGCGCAGGGTGGTCTGCATCTGGCTGTGGCCCAGAAGCTTTCCGATCATCTCGAGTGAGGCCCCGCCGCTGACCAAGAGCGACGCAAATGTGTGGCGCAGATCGTGGATACGCACATCGGGCAGGTTCGCCTCCCGCTGCACCTTGATCCAGAACCGGCGGATTTCCTTGACGGGCTGGCCGGGCACATCGCCGGGGAAGAGCCACGGGTTGCCCTTGCGCACCATGAGCGCCCGCTGCCGAACAATGGCCGCGACATCGGCCGAGATCGGAACCCGGTGGGTCTTGCGCTGCTTGGTGGTCGCTGCCGGTTTCGACCAGATCCCGAGCTCGAGGTTGAACTGCTCGAACCGCGCCTGTCGCACCTCGCCCACGCGGGCGCCGGTCAGCATGCAGATCCGGATGATGCCGGCGGCACGCTGGTCCTCGGCCGCGTCCAGCACCTCCGCCAACCTGCCGATTTCCTCGTGCGACAGGAAGCGCTCGCGTGCGGTCTCGACGCGCTTCTTGAACCCCGAGGCGGGATTGTCGGTGCGCCATCCCCACTGGATGGCGAGATTGAACATCTTGCGCAGCACTTCACCGATCCGGTTTGCACGGACGGGCGTGGGTTTCTTCCCCTTCAGCTTCCGCGCGCGGTTGTTGGGCTTCGCCTTCGACGGGCGCGCCCTGCCCTGCGCGATGATGTTCAAGAGCTTCGTCACGTCCTGCGGGGTGATCTCGGTCACCAGCTTGTTGCCCCAATGCGGGGCGACCAGCTTGGTCAGGAACGAGCGATGGTCGGACGCGCTCAAGGGCGCCAGCGTTGACGCGTGTTCGGCGAGATAGCGATCGATCATGTCCTTGAAGCGGGGCGCCTCACGCAGCGCACCGCGCTCGCCCAGCGGATCGGTTCCTTCGTCGATCTGGCGGCGCAGCTCGCGCGCACGCTCGCGGGCCGCCGTCACGCTCCATTCCGGCCAGCGACCGATCACCATGCGGCGCTGCCGCCCCGCGAAGCGATAGTCGAGCACGAAGGATCGCTCGCCGGAGCGCATGACACGGATGGAGAGCCCACGGATCTCGGTGTCGAAAACCTGGAAGTCCCGATCCTCTTCCGGGATCTGCTCGCGGACGGTTTTATCGTTCAATCGTAATCGTTTGACCATACGCACGCCTCCTTCTGCGCATGACACAGGCGTAGATGCGCAGGCATATCAAGCGAAGCATGCGCCCAGGGGTGGCGCACAGGCGGTGACCGGCACTGATGCGCCGGATCGCTGCCGGTCGTTGAATTCACGAGAGAAACTGACCGCTCATGCAGATCGATTGCTGCGAATCTGCCGCGAGACTGGTCAGCAGCATTGTCATGTGGCCGGTGCCGGGTCTGGACAAGAGGGAAGGACCTGCCCGGAACCCGCGCCGAATCTGTAAATTCCATTTGAAATCAATGACCGGCAAGGGTTCCGACCCCTTGCCGGTTGGTTCAATCCGCTCGGATGCCCGCCAGTGTCGCTGAAACACGGCGAAATCCTGTAAATCGGCTGCGCCACCTGCCACGGATGGCCACACGGCACCGCAAGCGCGCTTCTCGCGCTGTCGCCCGCAACTGACCGCGCGCCCCCATTTCCTCGGAAAACCCAACGATATCAGTGACCGGCAAGCCTTCGGCGCATCACCGCCGGTCTCTGCCTTCCCGCCACCCTTCCGGCTCTGCGCTTCTGAAGCCCTGAACTCCGCCCATGCCGGGCGACGACCAGGAGAGACCGGATGACAGAACTTGGAACCTCCCCCCGATCAGCCGCGCCACGTCTGATGAGCGGGTGGATCAGCCGCCTCGACCTCGCCCTTGAGCTCGGGGTCACCGTCGAAACCCTGCATCGCTGGGAGAAGCTGCGCTTCGGGCCGCCATGTGTGCGGGCCGGGCGGAAGATCTACTACCGCCGCGACGCGGTGCAGGACTGGCTCATGCAGCAGGAAGCGCCCGCTCCCCGGCGCGCGGGAGCGCGGCGATGACTATCCCCCTACCCTTCCGCAAGCGCGCCCAGCGCGATGAGGTGCGCCAGGACTGGATCGACGAGCGGCTGCGCGAGGCCCGCATCGTCGTGGCCGATGTCGTGAACCACTCCGACCATCTGATCCGGCTGGCCTGCAATGTGCTGGTTCAGCATGGCGAGACCCCGGCCGAGCGCGAGGATGCGCGGATCCTGCTCGTGGTTCTCGATGCAAGATCGCCCGCGCGCGCTGGGCGCCACCGGCCAGATCCCGAGGTGCGCCGATGAAGCGCCGCGGCACACCAGAGGCCGATCTGCAGCGTGCAGTCGTGCAGGCCCTGCGCTTCGCCCTGCCCCGCTCGGCCATCATCCACCATTGCGCCAACGAGGTGACCGAAGCCGGGCCGCGCGGCGCCAAACGCCAGGCGATCCTGGTCGGCATGGGCGTCCATCCCGGCTTCGCCGATCTGATGGTGTTCTGCGACGGGCGCGTGCTGTTCCTCGAACTGAAATCGCTCAAGGGGCGGCTCAGGCTAACGCAGGAGGCGTTTCGCGATGCCGTGACGGCGCAGGGCCATGGGTGGGCGCTGGTGCGCTCGCTCGATGAGGCGCTGGGCGCGCTGGCCGATCACGGGTTCACCACGCGTGTCGCGGCGCCGGTTCGGAGGCCTGCGCCATGAGCCACGAGGCCACCAACTGGGCCATCAAGCAGCGCGGGCTGAAGCCCACCACCAAGATCGTGCTCTGGCATCTCTGCGACCGGTTCAACCCGGATTACGGCTGTTTCCCCTCGCAGGACCGGCTGGCCGAGGATTGCGAGATCAGCCGGTCGACCCTGAACGAGCATCTGGGCCAGCTGGAAGCCGCCGGCCTCCTGCGCCGCGTCCCGCGCCTGCATCCTGTCACCAAGCGGCAGATGCCGACCCGCTACATTCTGGGCTTCGAGCCGGGCTTCACACCGCATGTGCCAGCCCCGTGTCCGGAAACCGGACATGGAGACGGAGAGGACGGAGAAACCTGTGCAGAACCAGCGCCTTTCGAGGACGATGTGGAGACCGAGCCCGAGCCGTGTCCAGAAACCGGACACGGGTGTTCAGCTCGACCCGTGTCCGATTTTGACCCCGACCCGTGTCCGGAAAATGCCGAAAGCCGTGTCCGGAATCCGGACACTAACCCTGTAAGGGAACCTCTAAGTGAACCAGTAAAGGAGGAGGAGGGCGCGCGGGCGCGTGAGGCGATTTGTGAGGAGTTCTTCGGGGAACTCATCGGGGCGCTGGGCCTGGCCCCGACCGCCCTGCCCGGCTGGTGGCAGGGCTGGCCACCGCGCGAGCATGTCCGGCGCTGGCGCGACGATCTGGGCCTCGACGAGGAGACGATTATCGCCGTGGCCGAGGTCTCGCGGCGCGACCACCCCGAACCACCCGACGGGCCCAAGGCGCTGGACCGGGCGATGCAGCGAGCCGCCCAGCGCCTGAAGCAGACGGGAGCGCCAATTGCGCAGAGGGGTTCCGCAACCGGAGGCGAGACCCGACGCCGCAAGCGCGACGATGGCCCGCGGCGCAGCGACGACGAGCTGGCGGCCTTCTACGCCGACCTCGTGAACTCCGACCGATTCCTGCCGCCCAGCACGATCAGCAACACCATGCGCGACGCGATGCTGACCCGCGGACTGGTCACGGTCGAGCGCCTGCGCGCGCGCGGGGTGCGGTGAATGGCATGGTGTCACGTCCCCGGCACGGCCTCTCCCTCTGCGCAGGCGGCGGAGGCCTGGATATGGGCCTCATGCTCGCCGAACCCCGCTACCACACCCGCGCCTTCGTCGAATGGGAGGACTGGCCCCAAGCAGTACTCATCGGAGCCCAGCGCGCGGGCTATTTCGCCCCGGCCCCGATCTGGGCCGACTTGCGCAGCTTCGACGCCCGACCCTTTCGCGGCGCGTTCGATATCATCCTCGCCGGATATCCCTGCCAGCCCTTCAGCGCGGCTGGAAAGCGCGGTGGCGCCGACGATCCTCGGCACCTCTGGCCCGATGTCGCCCGGATCATCCGCGAATGCCGCCCCGAATGGGTCTTCCTCGAGAACGTCCCCGGCCATGTCACCCTCGGGCTCGAGACCGTCCTGCGAGAGCTTTGGGGCATGGGCTACACACCTGCGGCGGGTCTGTTCAGCGCGGCAGAAGTCGGCGCGCCGCACCAGCGGCTCCGGATCTTCATCCTGGCCCACACCGATGAGCCTGCATCCCGGCACGGCCCGCTACAACCCGGCGGGGAACAGCGACTTCACCCGGAAGGCGGAGGCCCTCGCGCTGGGCATCACCAACTGGTCGACGCCCAAGGCGACCGATGGCGCGAAGGGCGGGCCCGGGCAGAGTTATGGCTCAGGCGGGACACCGCCCCTGCCCGCGCAGGCGGCGCAATGGCCGACGCCAGCCGCGCAGAACTGGAAAGGCAGCAGCGAGGCCAGCATCACCCGCACGGACGGCAAGTCCCGGATGGACATCCTGCACTACCGGGCGGAGCAGGGCTTCACCCGCCCGGACCCGGCGATCACGCTGCATGGCGCGCGGCCCTCACCGCACGCCCCGATCTCGCGCCAGCTCTGGGCTTCGATGATTGCCTCGCATGGGCGAGCCGTCTCGCGGCGGATCCTGAAGGGCCGGTCGCGGCGGCGGCTGAACCCGCTCTTCGTCGGATGGCTGATGGGTTGGCCCATCGGGCACGCGCTCTGCGCCTGCTCGGCAACGGAGTACACCCTCTGGCAGCAGCAAATGCGTGGCGCTCTCTCTCAACTGCCCATGGTCTCGGGCCCTTGGATCTGGCGGCCGACAGACCCGGCCCAGCGCCCGGCACAGATGGACCTGTTTGAGGGATTGCAGCCATGAGCTTCCAGGGACGGATCACCCGCGCGGGCGGCGCGAAGGTCAAGCGCGCGCTGGGCGTGCAGGCGGCACTGGAATGGGCGTTCCGGGTCGAGAAGGCCCAGCTGGAGCTTCCCCTGCCCCAGGACGTGACCGAGGAAGGCTTCGGCTTCGGCCTCGAATATGTCCTCCTCCAGCGCGCCGCGCTGGGCTGCAAGGTCGATGGCGGCCAGCACAAGATCGGTGGCTACACCCACGAGGACGCCGAGGTGATCGCCGCCACCGTCGCCGGGATCCCCGACAGCCTCGGCGGCAAGCGCATGGCGATCCGGGTGGCGGAACTGGCGCGCGCCGGGCTGACACCTGACTGGATGCCGGGCGCTGTGCCGCGATGTGTGCCTGTCGATATCAAGCGCAACCGGCATGGGGATCGCGCTACCAGTGTAGTGGTCGGAACCGAACGAGTTCTCGTCCGTGGTAAATGGCGGATACTCGATGTCCGCGCCTGCCCGGTCACCTTCTCGCCCCACCCGCAGCAGATCGAAGCCGCACGACGCGCCTATGACGACTGGTGGCAGGCGCTGGGATGGGTACGCGACGGGCTGATCGAGAGCAGGATGCTGCAGGAGCTGGAGGTGACAGCTGCCATGCCGAAGGTGCGGCCTTGGTTAAGCAAATGACAAATACGGGCAGCACAGAAAAAAGCAATTATTTCAGAGCTGCTCCGAGTTCTTGCTACCGACCGTATGCGAACTTCGGCGTCCAACTTTCCCGAAGTGCCACCTCCTCATCGTAGAATTCATCATCCGGGTCCTTGGCGAGTTCATCGCTTGAAAGGACTGTCAATGTCAGTCCGTAGTTACCAAGCCCAACCACCTCTTCATCCAGCTTGAGGTGCCGCTTGCAGGAAAACCAATCGGAAAGGGTTGTTTGTCCGCAGATGGAACGCGCAGAACGGACGTTCTGCGGATCGTTGTTGAACCGCCAAGTATGGGTTTCTGGCAGCGGAGAACCCTTCTTGAGAAACGAGAGTTTGTCGAGCTTCTTGAAGCTCTCTGAGAGGAACGCGTAGGCGATCTTGTCGCCGGAACTGACGACAACCGCCATCGGGTAGTCGCAGCATTCAGCGGACCTGATTGCAGAGGCGGTAAGGGAGCATTCTGATAATTGGCTCAGGGAGATGATCCCGTCCAAACCGACACGGCTTCCGCCGATGACTCTTCCGACGAGTTTAGACGGCATGAGCAGCCCCGAAGCAAAGTGATCCGCCTCGAGTTCTATCGAACTAGCGCCCTGCGTGAACCCAGCTCTCGAGATGTGGATCGGCGCAGTTTTCAGAATCTCCTCGGGGTGCCCCTCGAGAAAATAGTGCCCCAGTTCATGAGCCACGGTGAACCTGCGAAATCCCTCGCTCTTAATATTGGTGGCGTAGAAAATGCCAACGCTCTCACCGTGGAAGATGATTCCGCCGCTCACGCCCACCTGGTCTGGGGGCTTCGGCTCGACCATGATGGCCTCGCTTTCCGCGATCGCGAAGGGATCTACAGGAAAGGTATCATAGCCCTTCTCCTTAGCTTTGAGCTCGCCCTGACGCCGCGCCATTTGAATTCTGAACTTACTCAACGACCCGATTTCCTCTGGTTCATGAGGTCGATCATCATCTGGACGTGCTCGCGGTCATCTTCCGACAAGTTCTCCTCGCCACGGAATGCAGTTGTTGCACCGGCCATGTCACTTGTCCTGCCGAGCAAGTAGTCTGATGTTACGTTCAAAGCCTTGGCGAGTGCCCGAATGTTCGCAAAGGACGGTTTCCGCCGCTCCTTCTCGAAGTGACCGATTGCCGATGGCTGTAACCCGGTTCTCGCGGCTAGCTCCGTTTGGTTGATCTTTCGAGCCTCGCGGGCTTGACGCAACCTTTCACCGAACCCACTGTCGGAATCCGCAGAAATTGACATGACGCTCCCAGACGTGTTAGTATGACGAAATCGTAGGACTCACGCCGCTTGCTCGCGGCTTCTTTTTTGACTTTCTACCCTACGAAAGCGTCAAAAACTGTAGGACGGATCGGGGAATCCGTCAAGCCTGAGGGGGCAGAAGAACATGAATATCAGGACGAACTTGGAGGATTTTGCCCGCAGCCTGGAGATCGATCCCGTCGAAGCTGCGATGATGGACGTTGCGCGCGCCATTCAGATCACCCGTAACATGCACGATGAAGCCGACGGGCATTTTCGTGGACTCGCACAGCATGTGGACCGCCCTGGCAGCCCTCTCGAGGACTTGGTGCTTGAGGTCTATCCTTCTGGCAGCTTCGCAATTCACGCGGCAACTCGGTCACGCCTGAAGACCGACCAGCACGACGTTGATGCCGTGCTTGAGATAGCGATCGCTCCAGGGACCGACCCGGCCTGGGTGCTGGAGCAATTGTACAAGGCAGTCAAGGGTGAAAAAGGCAGCAAGTATTACGACTATCTGATCGAGAAAAACAGTCGCTGTGTCACCGTTACGTACCCGGACGGTGTCACGGTCGATCTGATGCCCGTCGTTCGCATCAACGGGACGCCTGAGCGCGTAGCGACCTTGTTTCACTACAAGCCTGAGACGGACGAGCGGTACCACAAGGAGATCAATCCGAAGGGGTTTGCCAATCACTTCAATGCTCATGTCGAAATCAGCGAGGCGTTTCAGAAACGCTTCGATGCGCGCCGCTACCTCGTCGATGGCGAAACCTATGCCGAACTGGCCACACGGCTGTCGAATGAGACGTCCGGTCTGGCGTTGCAAAAGGCAGACACCCAACCGATGCCGGTGCATGTCCCGCTCGACCAGAAATCGCCTCGCGTGGTTGCCTTGCAACTGATCAAGAGGTTCCGCGACAAACGGTATCGCAAGCACGACGATCACCGTGGCAAACGCAAACCCCCGACCGTCGTTATCGCAGCGATTGCAATCGATGCCGGCCCTACAAATGACAGCCTGGTCGATGAAGTGATTGCGATTGCCAGGCGTATGCGCTGGCAGATTCGCCATGCCGAACAGAACCTCCGGTTGCTTGAAGTTCGCAATCCGGCACATTACCCGGACCTCTTTACCGATCGTTGGCCGAGCCAAAGGAGCGATCAGCAGCTTTGGGCGGCCGACCTGCTCACCCTCATCGAGCGCCTCGAAAACCTAAAGCGGGTTGGCTTCGATCCGGCGGTAATCCAATCGACGTTCGACGATCTGTTCGGCGAAAAGGCCGGTGAGACCGCGCTGCAGGCCTATCATCGTGCACAGACCGTCCAGCTCGAAAATGGCGCGCTCGGCATGACACCGAGTGGGCAATTGAAAGCTGCGGCACCGGTTTCATCCCTGGCTGCTCCAGCTCTTGGTGCTGGGGCCGCATCCGCACCTGGACTCGTGAAGCCTGCACGCGCGAATACGAACATGGGGGGCATTGTACCCGATGATAACTGTTGGTGATCAGATCGCGGACATGGCCGATGTCTATCCCGATTGGTCATGCGACCGGCTGAGCCGGCGGACTTGTATCTGGGAGGGGCATCTAAAGCCACACAGAACGACGTACCGGCTGCGGGTAGAATATGCTGAACCCCTACTGCTCGAAGGCAGATCGAACCTGTACCTGCAGCCACTGGTTGAGGTTCTTGAACCTACCTTGCAAAGGCGTTTCGGCAACGAAGAAGGGTCCCTACCGCATGTTTACGTGTCACATCCGCGAACACAGCGTAAGGGGCCATTCCTCTGCCTCTTTGACGACGAAGCAGATCAGTGGTCGCCAGATGACCTGATCAGCAACACGACCATTCCCTGGGCATCCAATTGGCTGAGCTGCTACGAAAGCTGGCTCGCTTCGGGAAAATGGTTTGGGACCGGCAAACACATCAGAAGTCAGTCAGGCGGGCGCTCTAGGTTGGCGGTACATATGGAGAGATTTCATGGCACAACCTCAATCCCGCCGCTCGCAGGGCACCATTTTTCACCGTCGAGAACAACTCGAGTGGCCCGCAGATGATCTTCACATACTGTCCATTGATGGCGGCGGAATAAAGGGCATTTTGCCTGCGGCGGTGCTCGCGGAATGCGAACGTCGTTTCTTGAAGGGCGGTTCGGCAGCCAGCTACTTCGACATGATCGCCGGCACTTCAACCGGAGGAATAATCGCTCTGGGCATGGCAGCAGGAATGCGGGCCGAAGAGGTTCTGGAAATCTATATGGGCCATGGGTCAGAAATTTTTCCCCAGCCGTGGACTCCTCCAACTCGAATTGGTCGCACGATGCGATCCGCTTACCAGTTTGCCCGCGATCTTGCCGTCTATCGATACAACCGCGAACCTTTGGAGCGAGCACTTCGAGATCGCTTTGGCAACAGGACACTGGGCTCGGTCAACGTGCGTTTGAACATACCCACCTTCGATGGGTTCAACGAAGTCAACGTCCTCAAGACACCGCATCACCCAGATTTCCGCCTCGACTGGCAGGAAGAACTGGTCACGGTGGCATTGGCGACGTCCGCCGCGCCGACTTTCTTCTCGACGTACCGAAACGGCACCCGGCACTTTGCCGATGGCGGAGTTTGGGCGAACAACCCCGTCATGGTGGCGTTGGTGGATGCCATGAGCTGTTTCGACGTCGACAGGCACAAGATCGATATCCTGAGCCTTGGTTGCGGCGATCAAGACCTGCGCACGACTGATGGTCAGATCAAGCGCGGCGGCATGTTCCACTGGAGAACGATCATCGAAAGCGCCATGCACCTGCAAAGCCAGAACGCTCTGGGACAGGCAGGACTATTGATCGGGCGTAACCGAGTCCTTCGCCTTACCTCAGCGCCGTCGCTTGAACCTATTTCCCTCGATGATTTTCTGCGCGCTAGCCGTGAGCTTCCCACACAAGCGAAGAGGCTGGTGGAGGAGAACGCTGAACGACTTGAGACCTTTTTCGATACTCGAAGACCTCGAGCGACTTTCTACCATGGCCCTCAGAAGAGGTAGCCACTCAAGATCGAAAACTAAACTCTGACGCCTTGCAGCACGGTGCCTTCGCACGGTTGCCTGCTCTGGGCATTCATGTTGCCCCTCCTCCCATGGTTCCTCCCGGGCGCGATCCGTATACGGGGGGGCTGAGCGCGGCAGTTTTCCAGCGTCTGGCCTTTTCGCCGGGGAAGCCACCTGGAAGCCACCATCGCCCGCGCGCCAGAAATCTTGACTCATCTTCAAACACTTACGGGGCAGCCCGCGCTCGCCGGGTGGATTCCGGCGGGAGTCCAGCGAAGCCACCCGGCAGAAGCCACTGGCCACCGAAGCCACTTCTCGGAGCCACGCGCGCCGCGCTTCGCACGAAGGCGTTGATTCCAAGCGCAAAAATGGATTGACATTCCTAGCCCCCTTGACCTACCCCTTGATCATCGAAGAATTGCGCCCGGAGGAAACCCCTCGCGGGCGCTTTTCATTTTCCCTCGCCCACATCCCGAGCCCCAACCCATGGACCTCGTCTTCGCGCCGAGCCAGATCGAAACCTGGCCGATTGCCCGGCTGCGCCCCTATGCCCGCAATGCCAAGATGCATGGCGACGACCAGGTGGCGAAGATCGCCGCCAGCATGGCCAAGTTCGGCTGGACCGTGCCCTGCATGGTGGCCGATGATGGCGAGCTGATCGCAGGTCATGGTCGGGTGCTGGCGGCCACGATGCTCGGGCTGTCCGAGGTGCCGGTGATCCGGCTCAGCCATCTGGATGAAGCCGAGCGCCGGGCGTACCGGATCGCCGACAACAAGCTGACGGAACTGGGCGAATGGGACGAGGCCCTGCTGCGCGACGAGATCGCGGGGCTCTTGGCCGAGGATTTCGATCTGTCCCTGCTCGGCATCAGCGACGACGACCTCGACGCTCTGCTGCGAGACCCCGAGGCGCTGGCCGGCGATGGCGCGGTCGAGGGCGAGGACGATGTTCCGGAGCTGCCAGTCACGCCGGTGTCGGCACAGGGCGACCTATGGCAGCTCGGGCCGCACCGGCTGATCTGCGGCGACAGCACCGCGGCCGACGTGGTCGGGCGGCTGCTGGGCGATGTGCGCCCCCTGCTGATGGTGACCGACCCACCCTATGGCGTCGAGTATGACCCCTCATGGCGGAACCAGGCCGGTGCCGCGAAGACCAAACGCACCGGCAAGGTACTGAACGACGACCGCGCCGACTGGCGCGAGGCCTGGGCGCTGTTTCCGGGCGATGTCGTCTATGTCTGGCACGGCGCGCTCCATGCCGCGACCGTGGCGGAGAGCCTGATCGCCGCGGGCTTCGCCATCCGGTCGCAGATCATTTGGGCCAAGGACCGGCTGGTGCTCAGCCGCGGCGATTACCACTGGCAGCACGAACCCTGCTGGTATGCGGTGCGCGCCAAGGGCAAGGGTCACTGGGCGGGCGATCGCAAGCAGACGACGCTGTGGCAGATCGCCAACCGGGATCAGGATGCCGACACGGTGCACGGCACCCAGAAACCGGTCGAATGCATGCGGCGGCCGATCCTTAACAATTCGAGCCCCGGTCAGGCGGTCTATGAACCCTTCATGGGATCCGGCACCACGCTGATCGCGGCCGAAACCACGGGCCGGGTCTGCTTCGGGGTCGAACTGAACCCGGCCTATGTCGACGTGGCCATCGAGCGCTGGCAGTCCTTTACCGGTCAGGAGGCCCTTCTGGCGGAAACCGGCGAGACCTTCACCGCCCTCAAGGCCAAGCGGCTCGCGGCATGAACGCGCCCCTCCTGCCCGGCCGGATCGAGCACTGGCCGCTGGATCGCCTCAAGCCCTACGCCCGGAATGCCAAGACCCATGACGCCAACCAGGTGGCAAGGATCGCTGCCAGCATGGCCGAGTTCGGCTGGACCGTCCCCTGCCTCGTCGCCGCCGACGGCGAGTTGATCGCAGGGCATGGGCGCGTCTTGGCTGCGGCTCAGCTCGGGCTGGCCGAGGCACCGGTCATCGTGCTGGACCATCTGACCGAGGCACAACGGCGGGCCTACCGGATCGCCGACAATAGACTGACCGAACTGGGCGGTTGGGACGAGGCGCTGCTGCTGGAAGAATTGCGCGGGCTGCTGGCCGAGGACTTCGACCTTGGGCTGATCGGCATCCCCGAGGATGAGCTGGACGCGCTGCTGCACGATGCCGACGACCGTGCGCCGATCGACGATGACTCCGCCGACCGCATCCCCGAGCCCCCGGCCGAACCGATCACCAAGCCTGGCGACATCTGGGCGCTGGGCGATCATCGCCTGATCTGCGGCGATGCCACCGATCCGGCGGTAGTTGCGCGGCTGATGGACGGGGCACATGCCTCGCTGATGTTCACCTCACCGCCCTATGCCCAGCAACGCGACTATGGTGCGGCGAAGGAGAAGGTCGGCGATTGGGATGCGCTGATGCAGGGCGTCTTCGCCGCGGCGCCCGTCACCGCCGATGCGCAGCTGCTGGTGAACCTCGGCCTCGTCCATCGCGATGGCGAGTGGATCCCTTATTGGGAGGGCTGGGTCGACTGGATGCGCGCGCAGGGCTGGCGGCGGTTCGGCTGGTATGTCTGGGACCAGGGGCCCGGCCTGCCCGGCGACTGGAACGGGCGGCTGGCGCCCTCACACGAATTTATCTTCCACTTCAACCGCCAGCCCCGGAAGCCGAACAAGACGGTGGAGAGCAAGCATGCGGGCGAAACCCTTGGCGGCGGTGGCCTGCGCGGGGCCGACGGCACGGTCCATCGCAAGACCGGATATGGCAACGCGATCCAGCGCCACCGCATCCCCGACAGCGTCTTCCGCATCATGCGCCACAAGGGCGGGCTGGGCGCGGTAGGATCGCACCCGGCCGTCTTCCCCGTGGCGCTGGTCGAGGCGGTGCTCGAAGCCTTCACCGATCCGGGCGCGCTGGTGTACGAGCCCTTCTGCGGCTCGGGCACCCAGCTGATCGCCGCGGAACGCACCGGGCGGCGCTGCTCTGCGGTGGAGCTGGATCCCGTCTATTGCGACGTCGCCGTGCGGCGGTGGGAGATGGCGACGGGGCGAGCGGCCCACCGGATCACGGAACAGGAGGAGACCAAGAAACCGGCGCACCGGCCGAGGAAGCGGTCATGACGCAGTCGCGCCGCATGTCCATGGTCGAGGCCATCACCAATGTCGCTGTGGGCTATGCGCTGGCCGTCGTGACGCAGATCGTGGTGTTCCCATGGTTCGACCTGCACCCCAGCCTCGGTGAGAACCTGGCGCTGGGCGGGCTCTTCACCGCCATATCCCTGATCAGGGGCTACACGCTGCGCAGGCTGTTCGAGCGATTTCGTTGACGGCGCGTTCGCGGTTCTCTACCTTTTCGCCAAACGAAGGCCCCGACAAAGGCCTTGACGGAGCAAGAGTTCCGTCAGGTCGGCAGGATCATCCCTGACGACATCGTTGTACGGACTGCGGAACCACGAACCATCGGGTCTCGCGCGAGCATGAGCTTCCCGCCGGGGAGCGCCCGCTTCGGGCGCCGCGCATTCGCTTCTCACGAAGTTGAATGGAGACCCTGTAGATGGGAAAGCTGTCGAATATTCGTCGAACCAGGATGCTGGCTCAGGAGGGGCGGTGCTACTACTGCGACCTGCCGATGTGGGATCCGGAACTGGGTCATGCCGTGCCGGAAATCTGCCGGGCACCCGCCATGCGGAGATATCTCCGCTGCACCGCAGAGCATCTGCACCCTCGATCCGAGGGCGGTGCTGACACGCCGGACAACATTGTCGCGGCATGCTGGTATTGCAACACAAGGCGCCATCACAGGAAGGCGCCATCCTCCCCGGACGTCCATCGCGCGCGCGTTCAGGAAAGGATGGCAAAAGGGAAATGGCTGGCCGCGCAGTTGAAACAGATCAGCGCATCTGTCAGCCCGTGCGCGGAGCTCCAACGGGGCGTGCCGCTGCGGCCATGATCAGCGGAGAGAGTAGACGGTCCCCCTGCCCTCGACCTTCTCTGAAGTGACAGGAAGCCCCAGCTTCTTCTTCAGCGCGCCGGAAATGGCCCCTCTGGCAGTGTGAGCTTGCCACGACGTCGCCTCGACGATCTCGGCGATGGACGCACCCTCGGGGCGCTGAAGGAGCGCGATGATCTGCGCCTGCTTGGTGCCTGCGCGGATGGCGACGGGCTTTGGCGCGTCGGTTGTCGGCGCGGCTTCCGCGTCCGCATGCGGCTTCGCCTTCCGCGCGCTGGCGACGGCGCTGGCCGCGACCGGCTCGATCCCGATGGCCTCCAGCCCGGCTTCGGTGGCGACCAGCGTGGTGCCATGTCCATCGCCGGTCTCGCGCCAGAGCGGCTCGCCGCGGCGGAGGTCGGCATCGACCTCCTCCAGCCAGCCGCGCGTGATCATCGCGGTGACGGCCTTCTGCGCGGCGGCCCCATGCAGGCCTTCGGGCAGCGGCATGGCCAGATTGCCGGGGCGGATCGCCGCGCGGCTGAGGATGATGGTCTGAGTGTCGGTGAGCTTGGGCATGGGTCGTCTCCATGGTCAGGGCCGCGATCATCGCCGGCCTTCCACGACCCCAGGCCGCGCAGGCGCGCGGCAGGAGTTCCGGCGGCGCCGGAGATCAGCGGGCGTGTTCGCCCTCGCCGAAGGCGCTGTCGGTGATGCGCTTCAGGAGGCTGGCGTAGTGCTCCAGCGTGCCGACCATGGCCCAGCCGACCTCGTCGGGGTGGCAGTTGAAATGGTCGTCGCTCAGCGCCTGCAGGCGGGCGAGCATCGCGTCGATTTCGGCCTTCTTGCCGATGAAGGCGTTCAGCGCGGCTTCGCGGTTGCGGCGCGCCTTCTCGGCGCGGAGCTCAAAGCGCGGGGTGGTGATCGGGTTGAGGCGGGTCATCCTGGTGGCTCCGTGGTGAGTTGCATCGTTTCCGTGCGACAACCATCGCTCCAGTGCGGCGATTATCGTAGGTAAATCTGAGCAATATCAGTGCTTTCTGATCATTCGATCCGATCCGGATCGATCATCGCCGCCTGTTCCGCCTCAAAGCGCTGGGCGGCATCGGGGGGATCACGGCGGGCGTTGACCATGGCCACGAACAGCGTGCGGGCAACGGCGGCGACTTCATCCGCTCCGGCGCTGGTCAGGTCCGCATCGTGGATGGCAATTGCCTCGCCCAGATCGGTCAGCGCATAGAGCGTGGCGAACTCGGCCTCGGACGGATCGCAAGTTTCGGTGTCACGGTCGTCGGGGCTGATCGCCACGCTGCGGCAGAAGCGCAGATCGAAGCCGATGGCACAGTTGCGACGCACAACGCCGTGGAGGGTTTCGCCTTCGGAGAGGCAGTTGAAGGATTGCGTCATAATGGGAGCTCCTCGGGCTGCGCGGCCTCGGGATCCAGTTCGACCCATGCCCCGTCCTGCCAGACATAGAGATGGCACAGCTCGCGCGTGGGGCGCGACAGGATCGTGGGCTCGCGGGGCGGATCGAAGCAGTCGAGCTCGTCGGCCCGCACCTGCCGGATTTCCTTTGCCCCGAGAATGTCCTCGGGCGTCCACGAGGCCAGCGCGGGCAGCATGTGCGAGGGATAGCCGTCGTAGTGGCAGTACACATGGGCCCATTCTTCGGGCCCAAGCTGGATGGCGATCTGTGCGCGCGTGCTCATCCTCGGCCTCCTTCAGATCAGCTGCAGGCTGGCCAGCATCGTGCTGGCAGCGGCGAGCTGGGTGGTCGGCAGCTCGATCTTGATGTGCGAGATGACGTCCGAGGCCTCGGCCGTGATCCCCTCGTCGCGCAGCGCGGCCTCGATCATGCGCGCGGCGGCGTCTGGGCCCTTGAGATTCAGCGGGTCCGGTAGCGCGGCGTGATCGATGCGGATGGTGGTGATGGTGGTCATGGTTGGATCCTTTCAGGGTTGGGGTTGGGGTTGGGTGTTCGCAGGGCCTGCGCGGCGTCCGGCCTCGAAGGCCTCCTCGAGCGCGGCGCGGATGGCCCAGACGGCGACGTCGTGGAAATCCAGCCGGTCCCAGTTGCGGGTCTCGAGCGTCTCGAGGTGGAACTGGCGCTGGGCGATCTCGAGAAGCTGGGCGTCGCGCTGGGCGGTCGGGTCGGAGTTCTTGCGGCGCGCCATGGTCAGTCCTCCCAGCGGTGTTCGGGGTGGGTCGTCCGCGCGCGGGCTTCCTCGCGCATCATCTCCTGGGCCTTGGCCATCTCGACCATCCCGTCGGCCTGGCTCATCCGCCCGGACATCACTTCGTCCATCACCCAGTTCACCCGCTCCTGCGCGGGGCTGGTGTGGTTGCGCCACCCGTCGCTCATCGAGCTGTGCCCCATTCTTTCCTGTGCGCGCATGGCTCTCTCCGATCCTTGTCCAAGGGGTGCGACGCACCCGTTTCGTTGGGATCAGACTCGCTCTATCCGGGAGTGTAATCAACTGAATAAGCATATCATTTCCGTTTAATTCCAATATCTTGAGGGCCATCACAGCACCATGGAAGGTATGTCCGAGCGCGCCTATGCCGCCCATTCCGGCCTCTCGCGCGGGGCGGTGCAGAAGGCGCGCAAGAACGGTCGGCTGGTGCTCTTTGCCGACGGGTCGATCAACGCGGCGGCGTCGGATGCGCGCCGGGGCGCGATGACCGATCCCGATCAGCAGATGCGCTCGCGCGGCGGTGGCGAGGGGATGATAAGCGGGCCGGGCGACACCTCGTCCTACATCAAGGCTCGCACCGCACTGACCGTCTACATGGCGCAGGACAAGCAGATCGCCATCCAGAAGAAGAAGGGTGTGCTGGTCGACCGCGCGCGTGCCGAGTCGCTGGTGTTTCGCCTTGCGCGCCAGGAGCGCGATACATGGGTCACATGGCCCACCCGCGTGGCAGCACTCATGGCCGCGCAATTGTCCGCAGAAATGGAGAAGGCATCGGGGGCACCCGTGACGATCGAGACTGCGATCCTGCAGAGGGTGCTGGAAACCCATGTCCGAGAGCAGCTCGACGCCCTCGCAGACCTCCGGGTCTCGCTTGCATGAAGGAGACAATGATCACAGCCTGACCGAGAACGACCTGACCGAGGGGCTCGACCTCGGCTTCGACGGGGCCGCGGACATCCTGCGCGCGTGGCGGCGGGGCATGCGGCCCGATCCGGACCTGACGGTGTCGGAATGGGCCGACCAGCACCGCTGGCTCTCCTCGCGGGCCTCGGCCGAGCCCGGTCGGTACCGTACTGCGCGCACGCCCTATCTGCGCGCCATCATGGATGCGCTTTCACCGAGCCACCCGGCGCAGCGGGTCAGCTTCATGAAGGCCGCGCAGGTCGGCGCGACCGAGGCCGGCAACAACTGGATCGGCTTCGTCATCCACCACGCGCCGGGGCCGATGCTGGCGGTGCTGCCCACGGTCGAGATGGCCAAGCGGACATCGCGGGGCCGGATCGATCCGCTGATCGAGGACAGCCCGGCGCTGAAGGAGCGGGTGAGCCCCGCCCGCTCGCGCGATGCCGGCAATTCGATGCTGTCGAAGGAGTTCCCCGGCGGCATTCTGGTGCTGACCGGGGCGAACTCGGCCACCGGCCTGCGGTCGATGCCCGCGCGCTATGTATTCCTCGATGAGGTCGACGCCTATCCGGCCTCGGCCGACGAGGAGGGCGATCCGGTCACGCTGGCCGAGGCGCGGACCACCACCTTCGCGCATCGGCGCAAGGTGTTCATGGTCTCGACGCCCACGATCCGGGGGCTGTCGCGCATCGAGCGGGAGTTCGAGGCCAGCGACCAGCGGCGCTACTTCGTGCCCTGTCCGCATTGCGGCCACAGGCAATGGCTGCAGTTCGAGCGGCTGCGCTGGGCGAAGGGGCGGCCGGAAACAGCCGTGTACCATTGCGAGGGGTGCGAACGCCCCATTGCCGAGCACCACAAGACCGAGATGCTCGCGCGCGGCGAATGGCGCGCGACCTCCGTTGCGACGGACCCGACCGCCATCGGTTTCCACCTCTCAGCCCTCTACTCGCCAATCGGCTGGAAAAGCTGGGAGCAGATCGCACGGGACTGGCTGGCGGCGCAGGGCTCGGACGAAATGCTGCGCGCGGCGCGCAACACGCTGCTGGGCGAGACCTGGATCGAGAGCGGCGAGGCGCCGGAATGGCAGCGGCTGGCGGATCGACGCGTGGCCTTCCCGGCGCAGATCCCCGCAGGCGGGCTGTTCCTGACCGCGGGGGCCGATGTGCAGAAGGACCGGATCGAGGTCGATGTCTGGGCCTGGGGCCGTGGGCTGGAAAGCTGGCTGGTCGATCACATCGTCATTCCGGGCGGGCCGGACGATCCGTCGTGCTGGGAGAAGCTGACTGCGCTGCTGAGCCAGACATGGCAGCATGAGAACGGGGCGTTCATGACACTGGCGAAGCTCGCCATCGACACCGGCTACGAGTCGGCCGCCGTCTACGCCTGGTCCCGCAAGCAGGGCATCGCGCAGGTCGCGCCCGTGAAGGGACTCGAAGGCTTCAACCGTGCCACGCCAGTTTCTGGGCCGACCTTCGTCGATGCGACCGTGAACGGCCGCAAGCTGAAACGCGGGGCACGGCTCTGGACCGTAGCGACGGCCACGTTCAAGGCGGAGACCTATCGCTATCTGCGCATCGAGCGGCCCAGCGATGAAGATCTCGCGCAGGGAATGGCGCATCCGGCTGGCACGATCCACCTGCCCGACTGGGCCGACAGCGAATGGCTCAAGCAGCTGGTGGCCGAGCAGTTGGTCACGATCCGCGACCGGCGCGGCTATGCCCGCCAGGAATGGCAAAAGCTCCGCGAGCGCAACGAGGCGCTGGACGCCCGGGTCTATGCGCGCGCCGCGGCATGGATCCTCGGCGCCGACCGCTTCGACGAGCGCATGTGGCGGCAGCTGGAGAGGCAGGCGGGCGTGGAAACGGTCACCGCAGCGGCGAAACCAGAAACTGCACCGACAACTGAGCCACAGGCCGGGCGCATCACCGCCCCACGCCGGCGCGGCTGGAAGGTCAGCACGCCCCGATACATGGAGTGATCAGAAGCCCGAGAAGACCATGTCGAGGGCGCCCCGGATCTCGTAATCGAACCGTGACAGGTCCGCGACGGGCGGCGCCTTGAGCAGGGCCGAAGGGATCGCGGCCATCTCGGCCGTGTGCAGGACATGCGCGGCGCCCTCGATCTCGAAGACCGGCTCAAGCCGCCCGATGGCCTTCGGCCCCGAGGCGGCGGGCAGCAGCGGCGCGACCACCCGCGTGCCGGTCTCGATCAGATCGGTCTGGAGGTCGAGCACCATCCGGCCGCTAGGCACGCGATAGACGTGGAACTGCGCCATCAGTCGAGCTTCAGGACCTGGAGATCGGCCAGAGATGTGCCGTTGGCCTCGATCCAGGCGCGGCGCTCGGCGATCGCCTCGGCGTTCTCGCGCGCCCACGCCTCGGCCTTGGCCGCGCGCACGGCCTCGGCCAGAGCGGCATCGCTGATGGCCGAGACATTCAGGCCCAGCTCACGCGCGGCAGCGAGGGTGGAGGCGGTCAGCGAGACATTCGTGCGCTGCTTCTCGGTGCTGTTCTGTGGCATCGGGCCCTCCATCGACACAACCAAAATACACACACCTCGTGTGTTCATCAAGAGACGCCCATGACCCTCGACGAGCTGAAATCCCGCCACAGCGCGCTGCTGGCTGCGCGGTACAGCGGCACGCGCTCGGTCAGCTATGACGGCAAGAGCATCAATTATGGCTCGGATGCCGAGCTGGCCGCCGCCATTGCCGATATCGAGCGCCGGATCGCAGCGCTGGAACGGACCAGCCGGCGCGTCTTGCGCCCCTTCGCCGTGAAGGATCTGTGATGAACTGGCGTCAGCGTCTCGGGGCCTTCATCGGCGGGTTCGATGCCGGCCAGCATCATCGCCGCCTGCGCGGGTTCCGCGCGACGCGCGCCCATGTCAACGCGCTGATCGCGGCGGCGGGGCCCGACATCACCGCCCGCGCCCGCTGGCTTGTGCGCAACAACGGCTATGCCGTGAACGCCGTGGAAAGCTGGGCCGCCAACACCGTGGGCGACGGAATCAAGCCGATCTCGAAGATTGGGGATGCCGCGCGCAAGGAGGAGCTGCAGCGCCTGTGGCTCGCCTGGACCGACGAGGCCGATGCCGAGGGGCTGACGGATTTCTACGGGCTGCAGCGCCGCGCGGCCCGCGAGGTGTTCATGGCGGGCGAGGTGTTCTTCCGGATCCGCATGCGCCGCGCGGGCGATGGGCTGACGGTGCCGCTGCAGCTGCAAATGCTGCCCGCCGAGATGCTACCTCTGGAGCAGACCGGGGCGGCGGCCAATGGCAACACGATCCGCCAGGGGATCGAGTTCGACCGGATCGGGCGGCGCGTGGCCTATCACTTCCTGCGCCGTCATCCCGGCGACAGCACCGATCCGGGGCTGGCGGGCGAAGTGGTACGCGTCCCCGCCGCCGAGGTCATCCATGTGATCGACCCCGTCGAGGGCGGCCAGCTGCGCGGCGTGTCCAAACTGGCCCCGGCGATCGTGAAGCTGTTCCTGCTCGATCAGTACGACGATGCCGAGCTCGACCGGAAGAAGGTCGCGGCGATGTACGCGATGTTCGTGACCTCGCCTGCGCCCGAGAACCCGCTGGCGCCGGCCGAGGATGACGAGGTGCCAGACGGGGTCGAGATCCGCCCCGGCCAGATCGTGCGGCTCGATCCCGGTGAGGATGTCACTGTGGGCCAGCCTGCCGACAGCGGCGGGACCTATGAGCCGTTCCAGTACCGCACACTCCTGCAGATCTCGGCAGCACTTGGCATCCCCTACCCGTACCTCGCCAATGACATGGTGAAGGGCAACTTCTCGAACTCGCGCCTTGCTCTGATCGAGTTCCGCCGCCGCGTCTCGGCCTGGCAGCACTCGGTGATGGTCTGGCAGCTCTGCCGCCCCGTCTATGCGCGCTGGATGGATGTGGCAGTGCTTTCGGGCGCGCTCACCCTGCCCGGCTATGAGGCTAACCGGGCGCGGCTGCTGACCGCCGACTGGCTGCCCACCAAGTGGGACTGGGTCGATCCGCTGAAGGACGCAAATGCTGAGATCGCCCAGATCGAGGCGGGGTTGAAGTCCCGCACGCAGGCGATCGCCGAGCGCGGCTACGACGCCGAGCAGATCGACCATGAGATTGCCGCCGAGCGGGCGCGCGAGCGGGCGCTGGGCCTCGACTTCCGCCGCCCCGGCTCGCCCGCGCAAGGCGTGCAGGCGCTCCCGCAAAGCGAAGACGACACCGACACCGACACAACCGATGACGCGGAGGACAGCCCGCGCCCAGACGAGGACCAGCCCTGATGCTCCACGCCCGCATTGCCGCGCGCGCCTTCAACACGCCGTTGCTCGTCGAACCCTCCAAGGCCATGGCTTTCCTGTCGGGCCTCGGGCCCCGCATCCTGGGGCGACGGGTCGAGGGGATCGATGACATTGGGACGGTGGACGCACCCGGCAGCGCCGCCCTGCCTGCCCGCGCCAGTCTTCTGGCGGGTGGCTTGGCCGAGAGCTACCGCCAGCATGGCGATACGCCCTACCCGGTCGTCGACGGGATTGCCGTGATCGAAATCGCGGGCGTGCTGATCCACCGCGGCGGGTGGATCGGGCAATCCTCCGGCCAGACCAGCTACGAGGGGATCGCCGCCCAGATCGAGGCGGCGGCCAGCGATCCGGCGGTGCGCGGCCTGGCATTGGAAATCGACAGTTTCGGGGGCGAGGTTGCCGGGGCTTTTGATCTCGCAGATCGCATTCGTGCCATTCGAGGCGCCAAGCCGGTCTGGGCCTTCGTGGCCGAACATGCCTTCTCGGCCGGTTATGCGCTGGCCAGCCAGGCCGACCGTATCCTGCTGCCACGCACCGGCGCGCTAGGCAGCATCGGCGTCGTGGTGCTCCATGCCGATCTCAGCGGACAGCTCGATCAGGACGGTGTGCGCGTGACGCTGATCCATTCCGGACGCCACAAGGTCGATGGCAACCCCTACGAGCCTCTGCCCGCAGCCGTGCGCGATGACATCCAGCGCGAGATCGACGTGCTGCGGTTTCTGTTCGCGGAAACCGTGGCTGCCGGCCGGGCTGGGCGGCTTAGCCAAGAGGCCGCGCTGTTGACCGAGGCCGCGACCTTCCGCGGCGCGCATGCCGTCGCCGCAGGTCTCGCCGACGAGGTCACCGATCTGGCGCGCGGCTTTTTCGGTTTCCGCCAGATGCTCGCGCGCACCCCGATCCTCTCGCCCCCGCGCTCAAGGCGCGCATCCCTTCCCCAACCCAGACAGGAGGCAAAGATGGCCACCCAGAACGCTCCCGACGACAGCCCACAAGATACCGACATCGACCTGAACGATGTCGAGGATGGCGAAACTGATGTCGCCGATGCTCCGCCTGCTGTGCCAGTCCCGCCCCCCGCAGCATCTCAACCGCCCGCGGCCGCGGCACCGGCTGCCATTCCGGTTGCAGCGCAACCGAGCAATCTGGCCGAGCTCTCGGCGGAGCTTCGCGAGGCGGCGGCGGAGATCGCAGAGATCGCCGCACAAGCAGGCCGCCTCGGCATCGCGATCGACGCGGCGAAGGCCCTGCGTGAGGGCACCACCCCCGAGGCCCTGCGCCGCCTGGTGCTGGAACGCGCCAGTGCAGCCGCGGATGCCCGCGACATCGTCGCGGCCCCCCGCTCGCCGGTCCTGCCGCTCGCGAAGGAAAGCCCCATCGTCGCCGCCGCGAAACGCGCCGCGGCATCGGGCCACCGGGCCTGA